TCTTCGCTAAAGCTTTGATTTTTCTTTGAATATTCAGTCGGGCGGGTGTGAAAAAAATCCGCCATATTGTTGCCAAGTAGTTCTTCTTCAAACCACATTGTAGACTCAAGCAACTCTCTATCCACTTCAAATACTGGTTTAAAACTGATTTGAGCAAGGGATTCATTGATACGATTTTTAATAAACTCTTTAAGAATTGGTGCTGATAGCCCAGGTTCATTTATGCCATTGATCATCCAGTCAACAATCTTAGCTTCAGACTTGTATGCCTCTTCAGCTTCATGCGCGATGCGTGCCTCAAGCTCATCATCAAATAACTCAGGATGCTCTTCACGAATTGTGTTGATAATCTTTATACCAACAAGAGCATGAATGTTTTCTTCATTGCGAGTATACTTTACTTGCTGATCTGTGTCTTTAAGTACATTTTTAAAACGAGCGAACCAGTTAATAATATAAAACTGAGAAAATAACGAAACATTTTCAACAAAAAGAGTGAAAAGAATCAAAGCATAGAGATATTGTTTTTTAGAATCTTTATAAAACTTGTGAGTATACTTACGAAGATATTTAACACGACCTTGTATCCATTCAAGTTTAAGATTCTCTTCAAAAATATCTTCTAGTTCAAGCACACTAAGTAGACGCTCATAGGCACTATTATGAATAACTTCAATGTTTGCCATAACATAGCCTAGATCTTGAAGACTAGGATGCGGCAGGTTTTCTCCCAGTTTGGCCCAAAAAGTTTTTACTGCAACTTCAATTTGTCCAACTGCTGAAAGTGTACGCACAATAATCTCGCGTTCTTGATCATTTAAATCAACCTTAAATTGCTGCACATCAGATTTAAAACTAAACTCTTTGTCTGTCCAAAATCCATTGTGCATGGCCTCAATAAACTGCTCTGTCCATGGATAGTGGTTTGGTTTGCGGCTAATTTGTTCTTCAAAGATGCTGTGTGTATTATTGTTGTTCATGTTGGAAAATGTTACGCTGTGTAGCAGATGTTTATTATAAACAGAAAAAGGCGAGTTGTAAATAATTTTTTACGCGTCTCGTGATTCATTCATGGCACGTCTGCGTATGCTACGAAGAGCTCCGCTAACAGAATCACGTAGTACAATTGTGTGCTTGCTATTTTTCTTGGCATAATTGTATAAAGCTTGCTGCTCCTCATCTGCCATATCTAGATATTTACACCAGCGTTCAAACTTATTTCGCCCGGTTTCAAACCGTCTAAAGATGTCAGTTGGTACATTAAAAAGTCTCCATGTTGCTCCACTTTTAGGATAGTCAGAAGGTGGCATTGCAACGTCTCCAGTAACTACTTCTTCGTTTTTCATTGCTTAATATCGTGTTGAGTTATTAATACTTTTTGTCCAGTCTTACAATGCACGGCGTCATACACATTTACGCCAAAAATATTTCCAACCGGGCATGAATTTTCTGCTATTGATATTGTTGTATTCTTGAGAGCCAATATGTCTCCAGTTAGTTGTAATGGTAGGTTACGCGTTAATTTGTATGTTCCATGACGAAGAGTGTTGTCTTCATTGAGATACCAAAAAGACTCTTCAAGATGAAGCGTGCGTGGATCGCACCCGGTGGCCTCTTTGATAACCTTAGCAAGTGCTCGATCAGAAACTCCAGTTTTTTCTTTTATGAGATAGAGCGCCGCAAGATACGAAGCAATTGTAGTCTTGCCAAATGGAATTACATTAAGCATACGTTTAACGTTAAAGACCAATTTATGAAAAATATTATACTTACTTTTTTCTTCACTTGTTTCTGGTTTGCGAATTACATTTCCATTAGCATCAATAAGCCCCATCTTATAGGCTCCTGTTTTCGTCCATGGAGTAGTGAGTAAGCGTAAAAATCTAAATGCGTAAACAGTGTCTGTAGTGCGTGTTAGGAGTCCCATAGTTTTAAATTCTTTGAAGTGTTCGAGCTACGTATAGATCAATAGGTATATTTATATATTCGCCTTCTGGAATATAGTTTAGATAAAGCAAAAATGTCTTAAGTGCTGGCCAACTGTGTTCGTTTACTCGATTAAAACACATGCGTGTTGCTGCCTCAGGGTAAAACATGTTATGAAGTATAATGAGATGGTTTAAGATTAGCCTCTCTTGAAGTATACTTTTATCTTGATATTTTTTAAAGAGTTTTTTGATATACTTCAGATGAGCAAGATCAGCGTGAAACTCTTTTATATCTAGACAGTGTGGATTGTTATAATGTTTAGCCGCGTAGACTAAAAAATTTTTATCGTTTAACTCATTTACCAACTGCATAATATAATTTATATCGTCGTTTACTTCGACAATAAATCAGTTACAGTCTGTCCCTTTTCCCAAAACTTACAGCTCCAATAACGAGCCTTCCACTTTGGACCCGGATCTGTATCACACTGATGGCGAGCTCTAAAGTTTTTAAGGCGCTCTGGATCATCACGCTTTATCTCTGCCTTTGGATCACCAAATCCAAGTTTTATAACGTTGCCCTTTTCATTACGCACATAGACATAAAACTTATGTTTTTCATCGTCGCTACGCCACGGTTCATTGAGAGTCACCTTGCGACCATCATATTCTGCCTGCTCAGAGATATATTCTTTAAAACACACCATAATATATTAGCGTGAGATTTCTTCCCAATCTAGAGATGCGTGAATTTGTGCTGGATTACCACCTGAGGCAGTGCTCGCGGAAACTACTAATGATAATTCATTTGGAACTCCACTTAAACCATTGCGTTCAAGTTGAAATTTAAATAGCGCTTCTTTTAAAATATCAAGGGAAGGTTTGCTCTGAGTTGTAGAGCTCATATAACCAGATGCCAATATTCTTCCACCGGTAATTGCACTAGCATCCATCTTATATTCTACAGCTGAATCTGCCGATGCTGGCTGCCAAAGTCCACTTCCACCAGTAGTTGCACCTCCCGAAACCACTTTCCATTTATAGTTAGTTGTTGATACAGGTAATATTGAAAGAGCAGTAAGAATTACAACTGCATCTAGTTTTGTAGATTTTAATCTTATCGTAAGCACTGGATAATCAGTGCCCGCAGCAGTTATTAAATTATATGGAGCATTAATTGCAGTGCCTATGCTTTGTTGCGCTCCATATAGTTGATATCCACCTTCTGAAATTACTGTAGAGCATATTTGCTTAAGAGTACTTGTACTGCCAGTGTTAGAGGCATTTTCGATTTCGTATCGCAATGGCAGTGAAGCAGTAGTTATGTATGTAGAAGCAATTATATTAGCATGATGAAATGTATGACATACAACAAATTTTCCATTAATTACAAAACCAACTCGAACGCTGCCAACTCCCAACCATTCAAAATCCATCCATAAAATTTGTGCTTTAGAAATATCAAGAGTAAGCCCAGACGAACCAGTCTCATTTAATAGTTTATCGCCATTCCACTGTGATTGTGGTATTTTGATATTTTGCAAAGATCCATTTACAATTGTGCGTTTTACTATATTTAAAGTCGTGCCATCAAGTTCAAAATAGATGCCATTATCAGCACCATAATATCCTACACGTTGCACTAAACCAGTTTTTGCTGATGACATTACAAATGTATTGAGAACTAGCAATGATTTTCCAGGTTGATATGAAAAAACCTTCGTCGTTTCTCGCTTTACAGATGAGCCAGACAGTGCAGTAACACTACAATCAATTAGACCTTGGTTTGCATTAAATGTTGCTGTACCGCTACCAGCTACACCAGTACTCCAAAGACCATTATCAGCAAATCTATGACTAGAATCAAATAGAGTAAGCGGCGATGATGTACGCAGTCGGCCAAATGCGTCACCTGCTGTTTCAGACTGTAATATTGATTGATTAGTTGAAACAGTATTAGAATCAAGATAATCTTCTATCTTACGAGACAGCGTATAATTTTTAGTGTAGTTCGGCATTTTGTTATTTACATCTTGGGTTTGATTGGTATAATAATATAAATTCCATTCAATAATAGCTTCCTAAAATACCTTGATAAAAACTATAGCCTGAAAGTTCCGGGACGGATGGCTAATGGGTTTTAAGGCGAGATAGAATTAGTTGTTAGCGATGCTACTTTTTACCTTTGAGAGTACGCTTGTATCACCAGTTACAATTGCAATAAGTGATTGAAATGTTGAATTTATAAGATCTTTTTGTGACATTGACAGCGGTTTGTCTGCGTCAAGTGCACGCATAGCAAGTACGAGTTTAGGAAGTTCTTCTCTTGATACAAGTCCAGTAGAAGCAAGTTGCTTAAAGCGGGTCATATCAACCTCTTCGTTTACTTCTTCATACTCATCTGCATCAACTGTGACTTCATATTTTTTATCTACGGTTTCATAGAGATCATCAAGTGCTAAATAGATTGCTGTAATACTTTCGCGCGTTTCAGAATCAATTTCATCAAGGTCGGAGAGAGTCTCATATAATTCATCTGCCATTTCACAAATGTCTTCTAGTTCTGATAGTGCTTCTCCGGTTGGATCAACTTCTTCATCTTCAGTACTTTCGCTGTAAAAATCTTCTCGATCAAATTCTGCTTTCGTTTTATCGAGCGCCTTAAGAGCAGCATTATAGTCAGAGAATATTTGCGAATCTGCACCGCGATAGACTATTGCATATGGGTGAGTCTCATCGTCTAAAACCATAAAAAATAGATTTATCCAAACCCGTGGGCGAGTTGACACACCATAGATATGTTGAATCTTTCCCTTTGTTATGTTTTTAATGCCAAAAAAATGACCAGCAAATTTATTAACTGGAGCCTCGACGAATCCGCGCTTTTTAAGTGCTTTAACCAAAGTGGCATCAACTTCAACCTGCTCATATATAGCATCTGTTTCTTCATCAGACTGCTCTTCTTTGATGGTACGTATACGCTTCATGAGTGCCTTATTGACATCATTTAATTTGGCATAGCTTTCAGTGCCGTCACGGTCGATTAAACGCCATGGAAGGCGGTCATCATACATAACTGCAAAAAAGATGTCTGCCCATTTTCCAGCACGCATTGGAATGCCCCAAAGTTCTTCTACTTTTCCACGATTAGGTCCTGGTTTGTATGTAGAAGATCCGATTGGAGCCTTTTCAAAACCTAAAGATTTTAGTGTAGAAATAAATACCTTATATTCTGCCATCATGCGACCGAGCAGCTCGTCACCAGATGATTCATTTAAAATTTCGTTTAATGATTTCATGCTTGTTGGATATACTTATTAAAGGCTTCTTTTAGTTCTACAAGTGAAGAATAGCTTGGTGATGTGGATGCATACTCATAGAGTGCATCCATGTCTTTGCTGCCAGTAGCAAGTGAAACAATCTTCATTAGACGAAGAGTGTCTAAACCTATTTCAGTCTCTTCCTTGATTGGATAGCCAACTTGTGCAGTCTTTTTAGTCTTTACAATCTTTAGCTTTGAAGGATGTTCACTTGAAATTGGTGGAAGGTGTGCGCTGCGTATGCTACGCTTTGCTCCGTCTTCACTTGATGCAGTTGCAACTACTGTGCCGTCTGTAGTGTCTACTACAGCATAGAGTTCGCGCATTTCATCAATTTGTGTAGATTCTTTTTTAGCTGCAGTTTTTTCTTTTTCTTTTTTAGCTGCAATTTCAGCTTCAGTCTTTTTCTTAACTTTATTATATAACGCGTCAGCGGCCCTTTTAATTAAACTAACTTTTTTTGGATTTTTTTTAGTTTGGGCTTTTAATCTTTCGTTAAACTTTTCTAGTTTAGCTATCATATCTTTGGCCTCTTGAGATGCGTTAGCATCACGCTTTGCCCGTTCAATAGCATTTTTAAGTTCTATACCGCCCTTTATTGCATACGCAATTGCTGCAGTAGCTCCACCAGCTGCAATCAAAAGTGCAGCAGCTGCAAGCGGAAGTAGTTTTAAAGCTAAATAATAACCAGCGAGAGTCGTAAATAATTCTTCATTAAGTTGTTCTTCATTTTCGCTTTCAAATAATTTAAGCTCTTCATCAATTTGTGTAGACTCTTTTACACCTAATGCATTTTTCATCTTCTCAACTGCATCTTTATAAGATTTGGAACGTTCACGAGATTTCATCATCAACTCATAGGTACGTCCATCATAACCGTTCTTTGCCCACAATTCGTGTTCATCATCGTTTAGACCCTTCATTAAGTCAGCGATTGCTTGCCAGTTTTCAGTATCGATATACCTGTCGATTTGACTTGCAGACACACCCCGCAACCGGTGCTGAAGTGCGGCTTTGAGGGCCTGCTGCACTTCGTGGCCAGTGCTTTCTTCAAGTTGGATTTCATCTTCTTCTATACTCTCATTGCGTTGAGCAGCATAGTATGCACCGAGTGCCATATTGATGCGTTCTTTTTTTGACTTTCCGGCAAAGCGGGAGTTGTCACTGTCAATAAAATCACGAATCCAATCTCCGACCGGATCGCTCTTTTTTAGTATTTCAGATAAGCTTTTAGTTTTCATATATTGTTGTATGCTTTGCCCAGGGGTGTCTTTTATATATTTATACAATAGGCCTTTTGTGCCCTCAAAGCCGGCACCATATTCTTCATCGAGTTGTGAATTCATAGTTTGATATCGCTTTCTTCTAATGTTTCCATAATGTCATGTATAAAAAACTTAACATCCTTTTCAATGTCTAGTGATGAGCATGTCACATAGTTTGGTCCACGACTTTCGATTCTATATTTTGCATTATCTTTTTTAGAAATTACTGTATCGCCTACATTAAAAATTTTTCCGGAGATGTAACGTTCGCGCTGTTCACTCAGTGTATCAAACTGAACATGCTTTCTAAAACTATGACTCTCTTTAAGTCCCATACCTTTGCGAACTGCATTGAAAAGTTCCTTTGTGTCGCCGAATGTTTTTGGCAGACCCTTTGCAAAGGTTTCAAGATCGTTTTCTGCAGCTGCACTTCTCATCTTGCTAGCACTAACTGCAAATGTAGCTGCACCTGTGCGAGCGTCCACGTCTGGATCACGTTGACCAGTAGATACGATGTTTATGCCATCAGGAAATTTATAATAGCCATGCGTGCCCTTTACGCCGTCATATTTACGAAGCAATGCCTTAAACTCTTCAACACGATCGCTACCAACAGCAACTGTAAAGCGAGTATAACCTT